CTCAGAAGCGCGTTGTGTTTTGGCCTACAAAGCCCAACACCTCCCGTTATCTGGGCCGATCTAAACTCGAGGTACTACCCAAGAGTCTTTGATCGAACCCGGTCCGCTCTCACGAGCAAGCCGGCCGAGCTAAGGCTTAACTCGCCGACCCTGAGGACTCCCAGATCTAGGCTGACGAAGCCTAGAGAAGGTGAGGGACCTGTAGGACATCCTCGGTCCACTCAGGGAAGGTGCAGTGACGGTAACCTATCCTAACTCCCCGCAAGGGTGTTAGCGCTAGGGTAAGGTCCCTTAGAGTTTGCACCCAGGGACTAGCAATCCCTGCCCTACTCAAGCAAGAGGCTTAGTCTCGCCCCTTCTTGAGTCCACACGAGGTCAGGACTTGTCTCGAATACGAAACCAGCTCCTAGAGCGTCGGCTCCCGAACGCCATCGAGCGAAACGCGCGAAGAGGGCAGAAGCCCTCTTAGCAACGTCTCACTCGGGAGCTCGGGGCTCCGACCGGAAGATCGGAATCGGCTCAGCGGAGAACATAGAGTAATCATCCTCTATGTCCTTCCACTTGGCCAACACGATCTCCGGAGAGAGCGGACGATCCGAAATGATGCAACCCTCATCGAGGTCGAATCATTCGGAAAACCGGTCGACCACGGTCTCTTCATATCGATCGTAGTCGTCCTCGAGAAGCTCTTTTATTATCCGGAGCAGCGCATCCTTAACCCCCGCATCTCTGCGATGGAAAAGGGGAGCGTAAGCTCGGGATAAAGCGCTGTCGAAAGACCCTTCATACAATTTTACTTGTAGGTCGTGGACTTTCGCAGCAAGAGGCTTCAAGAGGCCATCTACGATGGACTGAAGGACCCGGTCGTCTGGGAGAACTATCGATCTGTAAACCGATAGCGACCCCAGCCAGCTACCTAGGTCTGCCTTCGTTGACACCGCACTTCCCGGCATGGTAAGAATGGTTAGCAGCTTGGCAAGAGAGGGTCTCATGGAAGAGTACAGGTTACTAATCTGTGCTCTAACACGATAACCTCTCCCGAGACCAGCTAATACCGACGCCAAGCGCAACTTTGCCAATTTTGAGGCGCGACTCATGAAAATGAGAAGACCCGACAGGCTATTCCTAGCCACGTCGAACTCTTTCATTGACAGAGGGGTCGCGTCCTCGTAAGAGACAAAGAAGCGTTTAGCGAACTCGAGGCTTCCGTTGTAGCTGACCAATGATTTGGCCAGCCCAACTTCCACTCCGAGTTCTGCCATTAGGCGTAAGTACTGGCGGGCCACAGCGCGGTCAGCAATGACCACGTCGTCCCCAAGTACTGCATACCATTCGAACCATCCTAGTATCCCAGCACGGAGGGCCGCTGTTTGCACTAACATATGATGTGTTAGCGCCAGCATAGCCCACGACGATAAGGCACCCATGGGTTGACCTGTCGCATACCGGACCATCCCCTTACGTGGCTCACCAGGCTTGGATTTCACCTCGTCTGGGAGCTCGTATGAGAATATCCGAGTAGACAGCAAGTTTCCCCAAAAAGTACCGAACGCCGTGTTGGGAAACAAGGTATTCAGGAGGATTACCTGGATACCCAGAGGTATCCGGTCCGTTGCAGAGGAGAGGTCGTAAGAGAAAACCTCTTTCCGTCCCTCTGACTTCATCCGCTCCAATAGGCCCCTTATGGGGGCTTCTTGGTCGTGGGTTCCGTCAGTAGAGATGGTTCGAAGAATCTCGAACAACTTCTCATGCAGCGGTCCCAGACAACACTGGGTCCAGTAATCCACCATGGCAAAGACACGGACCTTCCCGGGTTCGGGTTTAAAACCGAGCTTCCCGAGGAACGAAGGACCTCGCGCCGTATCGGCCCGGGCTGCCTTTCTCAAGGTAACCAGGAGCCGAGACGACCCCATGCATTCAAGCATGGACGCTAACGCGGTGTAGAGATGACTATTCTCTTCCCGCAGGAAGCGTCCCGCTTGAGCGCAGGAGGCTGCGAGGGACGTCGTCCCTCGGTACGAGCCCGGACCTGACGTCCGAATATCGAGAAGGCGAGCCTTCAAGATCTTCGGGGACAGGCCCGAACTCAGTCCTATCTTTGCCAAGAAATCCTTCGCGTATCCCTCCCAAAGAGGGGCGTCGGTCTTCGGTCCCGGGTCCGTGATAGTCGATAGCTTGACCTGCCCAGCTCAATCGAGAACTCGATAGAGTTGGAACAGAGACAGCCAAAGACGGATCACGACCCGGTCACCCGCAAGGATCCGACGCCGATCTTGGATCGGAATCACGCGAGGGATTCCTGAACCGGTTCGGGAAACACCAGGACCCAAAGCCTGAGCAGAAGGATGCTTCGGGCCCGCAATAGCCTGCATAAGCAGGACATTACGAGCCTTTAGCGCCTTTGCCAGGCCTGGTACCCCCTGGTTCCGGTGTATACGTCAGCAGAAAGCTGCGTATCGAGACAAAGCCCCAACCCGGAATGAAGTGGTGTGACCGAGGGCGAACTGGACGAACCTCGAAAGAGGTCCGACCAGTCCGCGCGGTGCTTTTAAACACCGCAGCCACAGCGTGGAGAGCACCCGTCTATGCAAGAGGTGTAAAGCCTTATGTATAAGCTGGTGTTTCTTCATGTTTTAAAGTTTTAATTTTAAAACATCGCCCTTATTAGGGGCGACGCTGCCTTCGGTTTCCCTTTGCAGGGACCGCAGGCTCCTTTGTCAGGACCCGTTTCCGGGGTGAGGTTAGTTACTCTAATCTCACAGGCTAATCCTAGACCCCCTCGGGCCCGCCTCGCAGCGGGTCCGAGGCCTCCCCCCTAAAGGGGAGGGATCTTTTCCAGAGACTGGTGGTCCCTGGTTTCTGCCGCTTCACAGCGACAAACTAAGACTAGGTCTGCTCGACCTAGTAACCACCTCCCC